TTAGTTGAGCAAGCTCTGCTGGATTGCCGTCAGTTAGAATTTTTGCAAGCTTTTCTTTAAATCCTTCTTCTTCTTCTACTTTACCAAACTTTGTGTTACGAATTTGTGAAAGAGCGTTTTCTTTTACCTTTTTCAAGGTTTCTTGTGCTCCTTTGATTTGTTTTAAATAAGAGTTAACAAGTGATTGAGCTTTTGTTAGACCAGCAATTGTGGCGGCGTCAAATTTTGTTACACCTTTTACTGTTGGTTGTGATTCGCCTGTTGCACCGGCTCGCCCGCCAGCAACTGCACCACGAATGCCACCAGCAACTGCACTACCTGCGCCTCTTATAGCAGCGCCAGCACCAGCTAAACCACCAGCAGCACTTGCTTTAGCGCCACGGAGAAAATCCATAACACCTTCTTCAAGCTCTTCTTTTTCTTCAGAGGTCATCTCATGATAACCTTCCATTTGTTCAATTTCTTCTTTGATGATTCTATGAAGTTGTTTTTGTGTGATAGCCATTTCTATATTCTCCTTTGAATTAAAAATAATTCAAGTATAAGTACGTCTTGTTAGTTGTTTTCTTATCTTTTGGACGGAGTTTTTATTTTTGTAGCAAGAGTGTCAATAAACTGAGTGTTTGTTGTTAAGTCTTTTGAAATGGAAGCGGCTAAATTTTTTGAATCTTTTGCGTTTTGAGCAGAATTTGCCGGAACAACACCGGCAGGTTTTGATGGACTTGTAGGTTTTGTCCCAGATGTACTAGTTGTTGCTTCGTTAATGCTTATTTTCTGTTCTTCTTCGACCAGAGGAGGTGCTGGAGTATAAAAGTTCCAAGCCAAATACTCTTCCAGTATTTCTTCATTTAGGCTATCGATGTTAGTTGCTTCAATTTCTTGAAGTTGGAGCTGTTTTTGAGATTGAATTTCAGCTGTTGGTTCTACTAGCATTGATTCATCTAAACGTTTGCGTTTTGTGTTTAATTTCAATGCTTCTTCGGTGATAATTGAAGGATTTTTTTCAAAAGCAAACAAGTCGTTTGGAGTTATAAAATTGAATGGAAGACTCCATTCGTCGAGCAAGTCTGCATCTTTTAAAATTTGCTTTGTTTCATGAATTAGAATATCGTAATCTTTAACAGCATCAACGGTAAAGTTTTTAGGATATTTTTTAATTCCTTCCATTAGAACATTTTTTGTTTGTCTTGCAAAGAAGTTAAAGTTTTTTTCAGACATTTCAGTAAGCCTTTCTGGTGTTGACTAAGTTAAATATTCTTTTTGTCAACAAGTTTTTGAACATTTTGTTGGATGCTATCGATGCCTGTTTGAAGATTTTCGATATTTTCTGATGATTGCAAATTTTGCACATTTTTATATATTTGATCGAGTTTTTGGTCGTTTTTGGTTGTTTGGCTACCTGCTGCTGGTTTTGCACCGCTGGTGCTCAAACTATTAGTAGAAACTTCTTTTTGTGTTTTTTCTAATCGATTTCCTATTTTATCGAATTCTGGTTTTAATACATCTCCTACGGCCATGGCTAAATCTTTTGGATCTACCATAGAGTTAGAATCATTTTCTTCAAATAGAATAGGGTATAGCTTTATGTATTTCATTTGACTATAGATAGTTGATAGCTTTATGTTATTTTTGTTGTATGCTATTGTGACACTGATAAAGGAGCAAAGATATGTTCGAACTTCAATCTAAAAATTCGAATCTTTCGAAGCCAGAGATTAACGAGTCTGGGGAAGTGACTGTAAAGTACAAGTCACCAAACATCATTTATGTGAATAAGTTCAACGAAGAAGCAGCTAAAGAGTTTGTTGAAGCAATGGTGAATGCACAAAATACAGGTCAATCGATTATTCCTATTGTGATTGATTCATATGGTGGAGAGGTATATTCTCTTTTGAAGATGATTGATATGATTAAGTCATCTACGGTACCTGTTGCAACCATTTGTATGGGTAAAGCTATGTCTTGCGGCGCTGTGTTGCTTACTTGTGGAGCAGAGGGTCATAGATACATGGCACCAACAGCCACTGTCATGATTCACGATGTTGCCACATTTGCGTTTGGCAAGTGTGAAGAAATCAAAGCAGAAGCCAAAGAAATTGAACGCCTTAACAAGTTGATCTTTAAGGTCATGGCAGACAACTGCGGTAAAGAAGCTTCTTATTTTTCAAAGCTTGTTCATGAGCATGGTCATGCTGATTGGTTCCTTGACGCAGAGGAATGCAAGAAACACAACATGGTAAATCACCTTCGTATTCCAAAGGTGAAGTTGGCTTTTGATGTTGATATGACTTTTGGATGAAAAAAGGTATTAAACACCGAGACTTCTGTACTTATCAAAATTCTCTATGACGATGATTGCGTCTGAATGTAAAACCTTCTTGTAAAGGTTCTGCTGACTCTGGCACAACAATTACGTAGTTACCTGCCCACTCCGATGCTCTTGGTAAATCTTTGCCGGGAAATGCGCTGAGAATTATATACTCATTTGGAAGTGGCTTGCCAGATGCATCTTTTTTAGGACGAACAATTACAGTTAGTTGATCTGTTACAAATTGACTCAATGGTGCAGAAGTTTTTACCATTGGTACAGTTACTTTATTTGGCCCTTCAACTTTTTCTGTTTCTCCCATTTGTGCATCTGGTAAATTTTGTGCTTCTTCCTTTGTTACAACAAGATCATAACCTATTCCACCAACGTTAGATTTTAGTGTTCCTGTAGTAGAAGCAATCTGTGGAATTTTATCGGATTGATCCTTGATAAGATCCATTACTATATCTTTAACTGAATTTGGATCTTTAAAAATAGAACCTTGACCGGGTGTTCCGTGTACTGTTTGCAATTTACTTTCTAACCAAGATGGAAATTCAACTTGAGGCTCGTTAGACGTATTTTGTGATTCGATATTCTCAAACAAGTAACTTACAAATTGTTTTGTTGATTTAAAACGCATATGATATACTCCTTTAAAGTAAATATGTGTATTATATCAATCATTGCCGCAAAATCTCAAAACAATGTTATAGGCAACAACAACCAACTTCCTTGGTATCTACCTTCTGACTTAAAACAGTTTAAACAGCTAACACAAAACTCTGTTGTTATTATGGGAAGGAAAACCTATGAGAGCATTGGTAAACCCCTCCCAAACCGTTTAAACGTCGTTATAAGCTCTCAAAAGGATTTAAACGTAGCAGAAGGTGTTGTTGTTGTTGCAAGCCCTGTAGAGGCTATAAAAGCTTCTAGAGTTATGTGTTTGGAAAAAGGTATAGAAAACGTTTGGATTATTGGTGGAGCTGGAATATATCAACAATTTATCAAGCGTGCAGACAAAATGATTATCACGACAATCAGCAAAGATTGCAATGGCGACACAATGTTTCCACTCTTTAAACGTGAGCTTTGGGAGCTTAAGCAATGTACAACTCATAGAGATGAATCTGGATATTTGCTTGAGAAACCAGAAGAGCTTGGGTTAGACTATACAATAGAAGAATACGAAAGGATCTTTTGAAATGACCGCAAAATCATTTGTAGAACTAGCAGCAGGGATCGGAGAGCTTGTAGAGAATAAAAACAAAGCTTATGGCTCGGCTTTTGATCGTGCCGGAGACTTTCTAAAAGTCTTATATCCAGAAGGAATTAAGCCCGATCAATACAAGGATATGCTTTGTATTGTTCGTGTGTTTGACAAGCTTATGCGTATTGCAACAAGTTATGAAGGCACAGAAGAAAAAAAGGTTGATGCTTATTCAGATTTGATGGGTTATGGTCTATTGGGCCTTAGAGCTTCATTGCAAGAACAAGAAATAGTCAAGAAAGAGAAAAATCCAAGCACAGATACTATACCATATAATTCCGGTGTTCTAAAACAACTAACTCAAGAATCCCACGATCCAGCAAAACTAACAAGAGAAAACATTCATGAATATAGAATGAAAGTTGAATCAAAATGAAAGTGTTAAACGAAAAAGTTATTGGCATAAGAGGACAGTGGGTGCTTAAAGCAAGATATGTTCAATATCATACCAAAGAGCATGGCAAACACTATCGTCCAGAAATCGTGTTTGAGAAGATGGGCAATGATGATACAGGATTTGCTTTAGAAGACTTGCAGCAAATCGCTATAGCTCTTCAAAAGTTTGCCGAAGAAAACTATCATAGAGGATAAATAACAAGCCGGGAATGTAGAAATGCTTCCCGGCTTTATCATATGTAAGATACAACCCTTACAATGATATATATGAATTTTTACGAAGCATTAGGTGTAAACAAAACAGCTACACCAGAAGAAATCAAAAAAGCATTTAGATCCAAAGCACTGCAATATCATCCCGATAGAAATCCAAACAATCCAGAAGCAGAAGCCAAGTTCAAAGAAATAAACAGCGCCTATGAAACATTAGGCGATCCAGAGAAACGCCAAGTATACGATTGTCAACAAGAACAAGTAAACATACCAAAACCAAATTTTATTTCTCCAGAAGCAATGTTCAATGACTTGTTTAGTAGATTCTCCGCATACGCCCACCAACGAGTTTTACCACAACACAAAGCTGCGGTAACAATATTATTGGCAGAAAGTCTTTTCGAGCAAGAGCGTTGTGTGCCTATAACAATCAGACTAAAATGTTCTAAATGTCATGGTGCTGCCGTAGGAAAGGGAAGAAGATGTGGTTCTTGTGGTGGGAATGGATGTGATTTGTGTGTAGGAACCGGGGTAAGATATGCTACTTGCGAACAATGCAAAGGTGCTGGAGCAACAGAAGAAATCAAAGAAGTAAAGATAATAATACCAAGAGGTATATTCGCAAACACACAACTGCAATCGAACACACCATATGGCCCTGTTGTAACAGCTATTTCTGTTACATGTCCAGAGAATATAAAACTTGGTGTTGGAGGTAGGTTGGTTATGAGTGTTGGTATACCTTATCACGTTGCTGTGCTTGGCGGTATACGCAAGATTGATTTGTTGGAAGGTGGTAAGGTGAGCGTTAAATTTCCGCCGCTAAAAAACACAAACCAAATGATTAAAATCAAAGGCAAAGGCTTGTATACTTCACCTTATGAAACTGAACGTGGAGATTTGTTCTTGTCTCCCTATGTGGAGATTCCAGAAAATATATCAGATGAACATAAAACAATCCTGGTGCAGCTAGCCAATCTATACAGCAGAGAGGTATCAAAAAATGACTCAACAATATAACCTAAGCGACGAGTTTATTGCACAGCTAGCCAAGCTTTTACAAATGGCATTACTAACAGGAACTAACCTAGCAGACAACCTACGTCTTGTTAGAGTGTCACTAACTGAAGTTGGAACTGTTGTGCTAACTGAAGAATACAAGAAAAACTTCGAGGCTAACATCGAAAAGATGCTAGCCGAAGCTGAAGCGATTAAGGAAGATATGCGGAGTAATATTGCTTCGAACTAAACAGATATTACTTATCTGTTGGAAGCTTTGTTGGCTTCAATAGGCAACGCCACGTTAAAACTCAAAAGTCCACCAATCACAATAGCTGTTTTTATAAAATCCTTTAGCCCATCATTCATTTTCATATACATCTTACGAATGTTAACAACATTAGCTTCTTTAATCATTGTTTCTCCTGTGTAAATAGCAAAAGATCCTGATGGACTATCAGGATCTTTTTTGTCTTTAAAGGTTTAGGATTGGTTAGTTTGACTCTACATCACCATCATTTCCGAAAAGAAAGAAAAGCACACCAAGCAAAATACCCACAGGGACCATTCCCAAGATAACAAACGTTTCAAGAATCATATATCTACCTTTCAGTAACGAGGAAAACGACGAGCATAATAGCCTCGACGTGTGAGGTTCCGACCATAGCCACTCCACGTCGGTTGACGAGCAGGAGTTTCACCACCAGCAGCTTCAAGGATATCATAGTGCCCGCCAAGGTGCTCCACAATCTTCGCCTTGTGCTGATTCTGAATCGACCAGAGCTTGCTAGCCTTGTCAAACGACCGCTCCTTATAAGGAATGGACTTAATCACACCAATAAGAAGAGGGAAAGCAATCTTATCCCAAGCAAAACCAAGAGTGAAGTCGCTGGTACGATTCACGATATTGGCAACAGGCTTTCCAGAAAGCTTCTTCTGTGCAGCAGCCGCAACAGGATTAGCAGCAATCCATGCCTTGCACTGGTCAACAATCTCGTCTACCTTGCCATCAAAGCACGGCCAGAACTCCATGCACGCAGCGATAAACTTCTCCCACTGACCAGCAGGAGCCTCATAAGCCCCGCCACCACGCTTGCGAGGCACGACGATACCGGGAATCACACGCATAGCGTTGAATCCTGCCTTATTGCTGGCACCTGAGAGAAACAGCTTGCCATTATCAAACTTGAGCTCTGCATCACCAGTAGAGCTCTGGCCAGCGAGAACACCGGCAAGGCCAATGAAACCAAGATGCTTTACAATCTGAATAAGATGATGCTTGTTATCACGATCGATCGAGAAAGAAAGCATGAAATCGATTACCTTAGCAATCTGACGGCAATCCTCACCAGAGAATTGAAACGTAAACGTTCCGGCATTGCTAGCACTCATGGCAGCTTCACTCTTCTCAAAGAGAAGTTCATAAAGGGCAGTCCAAACAGGTTGAAGACTAGCAGGAAGCATATCACGCTTAACGCCGATTGCATGAATGGTAGCAAGAGGAAAGTTAGCCGCAATGGTTTTAGCGAAAAGATGCGTATCCTTACGAGCACAAATCGGCCCAATACCCCGCTCCCACGAAGCGGGATCCTTAAGAGGAAGATTACAACGGCTGCAATGACGTACATCGTTGCATGAACGGGTGATTCCGCCGAGCGAAGCAATAAGCTTCACGAGCTTGTTGGAATTGACGGCAGTGGACTTGGTGGTCTTCGTCTTCATGCTATTAGAATAACATACAACATGGAATATCTAAAGTTATTTTCTCTTTTTTTATTTTAGCTTGTTTGCTGCGGCAAAAACACGTTCCAGATGTTACGTTTTGCTGTTCTTATTCTTTTAAACCCAAGAGATACAAGTTTCTTTCCAAGAAGCTGTGGCTTGTAGTTGGACACAAACTCTGTATGACCTTTAGAGCTCATATAAGCCTTTCTAGCGTCAAGTATTTGCTCCAGCGAGCAACCCTTGGTTGACTTTGGAGAAGCGACCAATAAACCAAAGAATTCGTTGTCGAGGGTGTTTAATGTGTTGAGCAAATCTTTTGGTGGGCTTTTGGTTTTATAGTTCTTCTTTAACCAAGCAACATATTGTTCGTTGATTTTTTCATGGTTATTGTTGTATGCTGGGTAAGTCATAACAGAGCTAATGATTGATGTTAGTTCGTTACGAAACGTTTGTGGATTTTCAAAACGTTTAAGATAGGTTCTTGAGTTGGTTTCTAGATTTGATTTGAGACAACCTTTAGCCCGATCAGAAGATAGCAAACGATGCATTACAACGTTTCTTACTCCTTCTGGTACAAGAGTTGTTTGCATCCTATCTCTAACAGAGGAAATAGGTTGTGTCACCCACAAGCTATGTTGGGTTGTTAACGGTGATGTTTTTGCTTTGATCTTTTTAGGCACGATATTTGGTTGTGGTTTTTCTAGCAACACAGAAAGAATATCGTTTGGTAAATCAGTAATATCTACGTTGTTGATGGTATTATAGATTCCCTTTTTGTGTTTGCTGGGAGGGATAACAACATAGCCGTCTGTGCCTCTTACATCTACTTTATCGGCAAGAAGAGATACAGAGTTTTTGATTGGGTATTTACTCCAAAACCAAAAATGCCACCCACCACTTCCTGTTCTATAAGAGAACGTATTTGGAAGTGTTTGAATATATGGGTGTTCTGCTGCATCAACATCAATAACAACAAGATACTTGTTAGTGACTTTGGACAGTCTACCAGTAGCAAGACCAAAGTTCATTTTACTGTATGATTCAAACCAATCCAGCACTTTGTCTGCTTTGTTGGATGCAATGATTTTCCAGTTGTAACGGAAAAGAGGATGTTTACCGGGAGCGGCACAATCTTCTTTGCCGCAAGAACATATACCTTCTCTAATGGAATATAGGGGAAGAATATACAGTTCATTTTTTAAAATGATGTCGGAGATTGTTGCAATAGATTGTTGCTGCATGGAACAAGTATAATCCATGATATTCAGGAACAAAACGTTTAAGTTGTTGAGGTACCTTCAATCACTGCACCAGATGGGATGCTACCTAAACTGGTTGTTGTTCCTCTAACTCCTGTTAGTAAAACCCTATAAAAGTATGTGATTACAGCAGCTGCACCTGCTTGTTGCAGTGTGAGTGTAGCGCCCGCATTTCTCTTTTTGCTTCCACCAGTTAACAAATCAACTGTGGGAGTTAATGTTGTACCAAGATGTGTTGACATATGTTAATCTCATCAAATAGATGGTGTTGAAGAATCCCAAGGAAACCACCATCCAGCACAATATATGTAATATCTAGAAGTTGCATCCAAAGTTTGACCGCTTGTTCTTGTAGACGTTAATGTTGTTCCATAACGAATATGTTGCCCATATCCCCAAAAACCTGAATATGTGGCCCCACTTCCAACACTTCTGCCATAAGGAACTAAAATAACTGTTTCTTTACTGTCATATGGACTCACATTTAAAGTATGGGCGCTGTTGTCAACAGGTGGGGACCAACTCGCACCGGTCTGTATCTCAATAAGATAAGACGCTATACTAGGTTGATTTGCTGGTGTAGACATATTGTGTCTAACACGTTTCATATGTCGGCCATATTGATTTGACAAACTAGTAAGATAATCAAAGGTTCTACCTTCACCTACTGCATAGCCAGTGCTGTAATAGTTTGCATAAGATACGACTGGATCTTGGTCTAATGTATTAAAGCTCCCAGAAAGTAGTGGCTCATCGTATAGTATTGTGGATACGTTTCCTCCAGCAAGAGGAACGTTAAAAGCATACCAAGAAGAACTGATGTTTTCTGCATTGGCAACAATGGAACTTGAGACAACCGACACAAGCCAGTTGCCAATGTTGGCTTTAAAAAAAACTTCATTATTAACCAGTGTTGCAGCCGCATCATCAGCAGGAGGTGTTGTTGCATTTACTGAGCCAGACATTCCTGCTTTGCTACGTTTTACGGTCCAAGTTGTATTTGCTGAACCTCGTTGGAAAGACCACTGACGAGTGTCATCTGGGGCAACAACTGTAAACCAAGCATTTGTTGTTTCAAGCATTGCACCGCTGGTTAATATATCTCCGCTAGCATCAAATATAACAGCATTTGAAGAGCCAGAAATTTTCCATCCAGAAGCAGACAAAGCTTGTTTGAGATTAAACATTGCTTCGCTACCGCTAACTATTTGATATGCATATGCGTCTACTGTGTATGCCATTTTGTTACCTTTTATATCCTTTTGTAGTTAACTAGTAAATCAAGACAAAACAAAATTGACGAATCCAACAGTGGAATAGTCTGTGCCACCATTTACTCCACCGCTTTGACTGAAGTGTAGCTCATAACTTTTTGCTGATGCTGGAAAGGATAGAGTAGTTGTTTGAAAACTTCCTGTTGTTAAGGTAGAGTTTCCACTCCAAGTTAGTTGAGCAATAAGTGTTGAAGTGTTTTGGTCATATAAGTCTAAGCCACCAGAAACTCCTGCCATATTCATTCCAACAGCTGTAAATGCCAGATTAGAAAACAAAGGATATTCGGTTGGATTGAAGTGTGCAAGACCTATCACGGTAGGAGATGTAAGGTTTGTTCTGTTATATCCAGCAACGTTAATCTTTTGAATTGAGCTAGATATTTCCCATTGCCCGACGCCGTTATATTGGATGGTGATGTTTCCACCACCAACCAAGAAAGGATAACTGCTGGCTGCATTCACATATCTGATTGAACCAGTTATCTTTGGCGAAGTAATAGAGCCAGTTACCTGTGTGTGCCCTTGTACTAAAAGGTTATTGGCAGTAGAGATTTGTCCAGAAGCTGAAAGAGAGTTAGCAAGATTTACTGCTCCTGTTATTTGTGTTGTTCCTTCAACAGTAAAGTTACCAGACACATGAAGATCTCCACCAAATACAGAAACTGCCGGATTTATTCCACCCTTTGCACCAATAGCTCCAGACACATAAAAAAATGTATCTCTTCCTACAGCACCAGAAGGAAAAACAGTTGAATTAATAACACCTTGATTTAATGGAGTACCCATTGCTCCAGAACCATAGATCAAAAGACAGTTTGTGGAGTTAACGTTACTCCCCGTAACAATGATTTTGTTTACTTGAATTTGATCTGCACGAAAGTCAACTGAGTTTGCCATTATAATGTCCTATGTGTTGTAAATAGACAAAAAACTAATAAGTCTTGTTAAAGTAGTAATTATCGGTTAAAGCGTACCTAGTAGTTGTTATTGTAGTGTCTGAACTATTTTGATCGTGCAATGTTGTCCAAGTTACTGCATCACTGCTGCCTTGAATAAGCCAACGAATAGGATCTCTTCCATCATCATCGTTTCCTGTGCGATATCGAAATGCATCGGTTTGTCTTATAGATCCAAAGTCAACTTGCAAAATAGCATAAAGATTGCTGTTAAAGTTATAATCTAACCATTTAGTGTTTTGGTTGTTGTCGATACCTTTGGATGGTTCCTAATGGTGTTGTAGCATAGTTGCAGTATTCAGATCTATACCAACAGCAATTGCTGTGGTTGATAGTTTAAACCGATGACGATTAGGAATTGTTATATAGAGAGGTTTGCGTTCGTTTGACAATGGTTCCCTGTTTTACCATAAGTATCACAGGGAACCAAAGTTTGTTGTAAACTACTAGTAAACAACAGTTGATTCTATACCATCAAATACATTTTCACCAACACCGCCGGAAAGAATCATTTTTTTCACTACTTGGGAATACCAGTTAACTGTTCCAGCAGAACCTGTGCAACAAATGTCGCCGTTGTTGTTTACGTTAACATCCCATGTTTGGGCGTTTGATCCTTCGTAAATGGTATCAATTTCTGTTGCAGCAAGAATTGTAAAAACGCCAGCCTGATTTTTTCTTGTTGTTACAGAGAACTTCCAAGATGCGTAGTCGTCTGTTGCTGATGCAGCAGCAATAACGTTGAAGTCAACTATGCCAACAGAAGCTGCATCGATATCTGCTGTTAGCAAGCCACCACTCAAAACTGTTCCTGTTGCGTTTCCTGTAGACATGGTTACATATAGCGGACGAACGTTAATAAGGCCATCAAACACAACGTCAATTTTGTTTGCGGTATCAGATCTACGAAACCAAAAGTCAGAGTTTGCACCAAAACTTCCAGAATAAACTGAAAGGCTTGCACCGTTTGCTAGGATTACACCACCACCAAGTTGCTGACTTTGTGTACCATCAAACACTGCAAGGCTTTGCGTAACAAGAACGTTGCTGTCGATGTTAAGAACTTTGGCAATGCTGTATGGAGCATCAGAAAGGAAGGTGGCATCGTTTGAACCGCTGATTGTACGAATGCCAAGAGTACCGCTTCTGTGTGTAAAGCTGCTTGAAGCCGCAAAAGAACCATTTTGGTTGAACTGTACTTGTGTGTCTGAGCCAACTGGAGAACCATCAGAAGATCCTGTGATTTCCCATTGAAGAGTTGCATCTCTCCAGTTTACGGTAATGTTTGAACCAGCTTTTAGGATAGGGTTTCCGTTTGAAGAACCGCTTAGAGCACCAGAGATATATGTAAATTGACCTGTGCTACCAGAGATTATACCTGATGCAAATACAGAACCTGTGTGTTGTGTTGTGCCTTGGACTAGCAGGTTGCCTGCTGTTGATATGTTACCAGAAGCAGAAATCGTCTGTGAAGCATTTAGTGCGCCGCTTACAGTCAATGCTTTAAATGTAGAAGAAGCACCAGCTTGGAAACCGCTTGATGCGCTTACAACGTTACCGAAGTAAGCAGCACCTGTATGGAATGATGTACCTTGTACATACAAAGCCCCTTGGGTTGAAATGTCTGTAGAAGCACTTAAACCTTGTGAAGCTGTTAGGCGACCTGTGACTGTGATTACGTCACTTGATGCATCACCCAAAGTTGCGTTACCAGCAAAAAATGCTGAACCTGTAAACTGTGAAGCACCTTGAACAAAAAGGTTGCCTGCTGTTGATACGTTTCCTGATGACGAAACAGCACCTACTGTTGTTAATGTACCAGCAAGACTTACTGCACCTGTAAGTTGTGTTTCACCTTGAACAAACAATGCTCCTTGTGCAGAAATGTTTGTTGATGCTGAAAGAGCACCTGTGATATATGATGTTCCACCAACGAATATATTGTCAGAATCTAAGGTATGGTGGGAACCACTTAGATTCAAATGAGTTTTACGTTTTATAGCCACAGTTTATTATCTCCTCTTTGTGGACCACCATAATAGTGGACACACTATATATAGATGATAAATTAAAATATTATTGAGTTAAAGTTTGCAACCATCTTGTTAACGACTCTAACGTAGAAGAATGTTCCACCAACCGCTGTAGAACCTGTTACATCTAAAGTTCCAGAATCATTGAAGTTTACTTCCCAACCAACTGCTCCAGAGCTCTTATCTTCTGTAATTTCGTTGATGCCAATAAATCTGAAGGTGTCGCTAGTAGCATAAAGTGTGGTTGTGCTATACTTCCACCCGGCAGCATTTACATTTCCTTGCTGGATAGCAACAATATCAACTTCATATTTTCCTACTCTGCTTGTTGTTGTATCAAACAACCCAGAAATAGAACCAGAACCATAATTGGTTCCATCCCCGTAAACTGTTGTAGATCCAGAGAGAGAAAAACTAGATCCTCCAGAACTTGTTAATTCATATTGACCAAGAGAGTTATAATTTACTGTTATATTTGGTCCACCAACAATAAATGGTGTACTGGCTGCGTCTGTATATCTTACAGAACCTGTTATTCCATTCAGGGAACGGAACGAACCAGAAGTTAATGCATCACCACCAAAAACAGTTTTTGCGGTAGAACTGCCAGAGATATAAACAAATACATCTGAGCCAATATTTGATGTAGAAAAACTAGAAGCAAGATTTCCAGCAAAGTCTGCTGCACTGCTAGATGGATATATTAATATTGGAATAGAGCCAGAAGAGATTATGCGGTTAAGTCGTAATTGATTTGCTCTAAAGTCGTATGACATTATCTTATCTCTCCAAATTCATGATTTTACTGCTAGGTAATGTATAGAATTATATACTGGGGCAGAAAAGGTTACCGCTGTTGATGTTAATCCAATCGAACCGGTTTCTATGGTAACTATACCAGCATCATGATTGTTATCATCATCTATAGGTGTAAAGAATATGTTTGTTGGATATGTAGATGCAGACAACTGAGAATACGAAGCTATAAACGTATCATTTGAGTTGTTTGGAAGAGTACCAGCAGAAGCTGTGTAATAATATGAACTGCTTACAACAACACGCTCAATTATAACAGGAAAAGCTTCGGTGTTTTGTGGAAAATTTTTGGCATATAATGCTCTATAAACAATCTGCCCGCTAAACGGGGCAGAAACGTTTGCCATAAATCCTGTAGTGGAAAGATTACTAGCAAAAAATCCTATGTTTTCAAAACCATGAGCAGGTAAAACTTCTAATGTCAAAAACGGTTTTTCTTTAAATATAACGTTAAATGTAGCAGCAGCAAAGTCGGTTGAGTTGAACTCAATAACATCTTCATCATATTGAACAACTGTGGCAAAACCTTGACTTAACTCTGCTTGAATTTGATAAATAGAGTTATCAATAACAGCTAATGTCTGATCAAAGTATTCAGCTTTTCCATCAACAACCGTTGCAATGATTCTTGAAACTTGCGAACGGTTAAATGAATAAGTTTTCTTTTTTTTGTTTGGATTAAAACCAGCCATAACCTATACGGTTTAAGTATAGATCAAGCTGAGATTGTAAAAAAAGATGGTTTAGTGATGGGAAAGTTTAAAATATATTGCCTTCAAACTTATATTCCATAAACAGTACCTCTCTAAGAAATATATAGCTTGAAAGTATCTATTTTCTAGGTTAAAATCTCAGATGCGAGGGTAGCTAGTTTCCAGCCCTTCGTCATTTTTCTTCGTCCTTTTAGAACCGCACAGAGTTTTGTTGCTTGAATATTATGTAACCGACAAAAATCAGCCAAACATTCGATCTCAGTTACAATAACCCCATCAGGACTCAATAACTGGATATTCTTATATGTTTTTGAGTTAGGATGCTCCGTTCCCATTTTCTTACCCAAATGTGCTAAACGATTTTTCTCTTTCGCTTCTTCCGTATGATGTTTGTTATAAAGTGGATGTTTTTTGCCTCTTAGAAAAGTCGATGGATCACGTTTCTTTTTTATTGCATTTGCCAAAGTCCAACCCTTCACACTAGGAGTTTGTCCATTGAGGAGCTTCCATAAGCATTTAGCATTCAATCCGTACTCTTCAGCGAATCTCGTAACCGAGTCAATACTAGTATATAAAACTCCTTCCGGCGAAAGAAGTTGAATGTTGTCATATTTTCTTTCAAGTTGTTTTGAACCTTGCGGAGAAGATGCATCCTTGTTTAGATTATAGCATTTATTTTTGCCATAATATAGATCGATAAACCGCTGTTCAGCAATCAATCGATCTTGCTTAGTTCCTTCGACAACCTCCAGAACTTCAAAAACAAACGCTTCTTCTCCACACTTGTTGAAGTCCGCTTGCAGATACTTGTTATGGTGTTTATTCCTTCTTAGGGAAGCTGCGTGCTGATTCCATCGTTCTTTGAAACGTTTTGCAGAACCAATATATACTTTATTGTTGTTTTTATTGGTAAGCTTGTAAATACCAGACTTCAGCGAATGTCCTTCGTATTTGTATTCCATAAACCTTTAATCTCTCTATTGATAGTTAGTAGAGAGGGCAGGTTTTATCTTTAATAAATTTGATCAAATTATATATTTTCTAGGTCAAAATCTCAGATGCGAGGGTAGCTAGTAAACTCCTCTCCCCACGAAGGAACGTTACGTGGCCGGAAATCTTTTGGGTTTTGAATCTTTCGATAGCAATAGAAAGACCGTTGCTCACTGAATCAACGTATGTGCTATCAATCTGTTCAAGGTCACCTGTAAGAACAATTTTGGTGTTTTCACCCGCACGGGTAAGAATGGTCTTAATCTCATGTAAGTTAGTGTTTTGTGCTTCATCAATAATGATGTAAGCATTTGCGATAGAACGACCACGAATATATGTCATGGCTTGAACTTCGATAATACCTTCATCGAAATAACTTTGAAGCACTTGTTCATCGAACTTGTTTGCTGGTTCTGTAATTTTTTTCTTACGTGTGCCACCAGACGATTCTTTGGTGGGTTCTGAGGCTCCTAAAATAAAACGTAGGTTGTCTTTGATGGGTGCTAGCCATGGCTCTAGTTTTTCGTTTAAATCGCCGGGAAGAAATCCGATATCTTTTCCTACTGGCATAATTGGACGGCAGATAACAAGTGAACGATATTTTCTTTGATTAAGCACTTGTTCAAGTCCTGCATCTATAGCAAGCAAAGTGTTGTGTGTTACGATATAATCGTCTGTAACATACAGATGTTTTTGATCTTCCACCGATATGCACCGAGCTTCTTGCGAGTTTATTGGGTTTATAGATTGGATCGATCTTGTTGGGATATATTTTGAACGTGCCTTTTGCCGTTCAATTTTTCTGTTTAGTTTAAACAGCTGAACGTTTGGTGGCACTGAGATTTGCACTACAAATGATGGGTAGCCTTGCTTTTTAACACCTTTATAAGTGTACGATGTTTGTTTTTCTGAGATGACTGCTTTGCCACCAAACGACCAAACTAGTTCTTGTACGTCTTTAGCTAGAGTTTGTGAGCTACTTGAAAAACTGACTCCATATCCATTTTTTGAAACAGTGCCATCTGTGTCCATCAACCCTTGCAAAACTTCCAAACGTATTTTAGAGTTGTTGTACTTGTAAACATCTGGGATAAATTTGTCGTAGGATTTATGTCCTTGCAATCCCAAACTTTCCAAACTAAGAGCTACTTTGTTTTTTAGTTTAGCCTTGGGTTCTAAACCAGTTGTAAGGGTCCAACCTTTTAGCTGTTTGAACGTGCCATTTAAAAGCTTTGCTAATCCGCTATGGGATATGTTGTGATTTTGACAAAACAACGCTGTAGATCCCAGTATAACTTTTTCTCCTGATGAAGAACGTAAAACGTAGCGTTTGGAATCGTTGTATTTTTCGAGCAAGTTTCGTTTATCATGAATCAAATAGACATATTTTCCATGTGTTTTTTTGGAAACGGTACAGGTTTCTGGTAGTCTGGCAGTCATTTCGCTGACAAGTTCTTCATCGGCATTTGTAAAGGTAACTGCATGACTACTGAATCCTCCGTCTCCAATCAACAATCCGAGCAAATAAGGATCAAGTGGAACTTCTTTTGATTCAAACTCCACAGATTCAACCATTGGAATGTAGTGTTTATTGCGACCATCTTTTAGTTTGAGATCATTTCGTATCTCTTTTAGGGATTTGACTGTTCCAATATTTTTTGTTGTGCGGTTTGAAACAGTTTGTGTAAACCACAAGTGATCGTCGCAACATTGTGTACTTGAACCATCAGAAAAAACCACCTCATATATTGGTTTTATACCTTGAGGAAACACACCAGTTACTTTTGTAGGTTTACCGTTTTTACCAACAACATAGTCTCCTTTTTGGATTTTACCCATTGTTGTCCATCCGTGTGGAGTCAATATTTTTGCATTTAAAGGTTGGGCTTTTCCACAGCCTGATTTTCCTGCAAGAGATACAAGTTTTACGCTGTCATCACAAAGAAGTTCACGGGCAAACTCTTGTTCTTTGTTACGAGCAGAGATTTTGCTGGGAATGTTTCCAAGAGGACGAAGAGGTTCACCTTTGTTTATAAAACGAGCCATTGCAGATTGTTGAGGTCCGTTTTTCAAGATAACAAACTGGTTTGGAAACAGTTCTGATTCAATATCTTCTGGGAGATGAAAGTTTGTGTCATCAGCATAAAACTGCTTAACAAGTATATCTTCACGTTCGATTACTCTTACACCTGAGTATAGACTGTTTACTGAGGTTGCAACATTGAACTTACGATAATCTTCGCAAGCAATACCAAGGGTTTGTGCTTTTAGACGTAAGATTGTGTCTTTTGTTACAAGAACAACTTCTTGCTCTGTGTCTTTTCGCATATAGTTTACACAGAACTGAGCAATGGTATTGTCACCGTTCTTCTTGATTTCCATTTCCATTGGAAGTTTGTGAGTAACGTTTTCTGGGAAGATATCTTCAATAGAAAGAATCTTTAGAGTTCCAAGGTTTTTACCAAGTGGCACACCAGCTTTAAAGTCTTTGTTGATTTTGGTAAGGTCTGCGAGTTTACGAACTACTTCACGGGCATTTCTACCAACTTCGTCTTGACGATCTTTGTGGCGGTCGAGCTCTTCAAGAACAATAAGAGGAAGAACTAAATCATGTTCTTCAAAACCAAACAAACTATTACTATCAGAAAGTAATACGTTTGTGTCGAGAATATAAGTTTTTTTCATTTAATCATCCGTTGTTAAGTACTTATCAAACAATAAAGGGCAGCGTTTGCTGCCCTTTATATTCTAGGTGTTTATTCTAAATTTCACTCGGCAGACTTACGTTCTTCCTTGCGAGTATTATCAGCGGTTTGTGTTGCCTTGATAAGTTCTGCACCAAGAGTGCGAAGCTTACGAACACTTTTACGAACTCGTACTCCAGCTGAAAAATTTCCCTTTGCCGCATTCTTGTGAAGATCTTCTTCAAGTTGCTCAACCAAAAGCTTAAACTCTGACCATATATCTAGCACCAAACGTGATTCACTCATATTGTTTTCTCCTGTAAGTTGGGTGGTTTAGTTGTTAGGATAAAACAAAACCGGCATTTGTATAGGTGGGAAAGCTATCAACTGCGTTTAGCTAGCTGGAAAAGCAGGTTTCCAACAAAAGCTAACACAGATAATGCAAGTGCCCAATAAATGTTGGCAAGACGCTTACGTAAATTAATAAGAGCAGTTAGTTCTTCTAGTTGCTTACCAGCAATGCTCTCAATTGCCGTTTGGAATTTTTTTAGGTCTTCGACCTCTTCCTTTACCGTAGGAAGTTCATTACACTTCTTATCCAAATCCTTGATGTTGGTATCAAGCTTGCTTTCAATGGCTTTAACACGAGAGAACAAACCTACGTCTGGGTCATACAAAGCTTCTGAAACCTTGTCGAGCTTAACTCCGCTTTTTGCTTGTTCTTCTTGTATGTGCTCTATCATTACACAAAGCTTTTCGAAACCACCATTTAAAGCGTAGCTATCGCTTACTTTTTTAACAAGCAGCTCTAACAGTTCTCTCTCAGAATTTGTAGCCATTATCGCACCTCTTTGATATAAATAGTCTTATATAAAGAGTAAAGTTAATGAACCATAATACTTTTGTTGAGAAAAATAACACACAAAAAAACTTGGCCGCTTGTCTAGAAAAGCTAGAAACTAACTTGGACAAAATCAGTCTTGCTGTTTCAACGCAAAACCAATCTTATCTACAAAAAGATTCTTACCAACTTATTGCAAAACTATTGACTCCAAATAATGCTTGGGAACGTATGCTTTATCAAGAGTTAATCCAAACTTGTTATCAGCTAGAACTTAAATGCCACAACACAAGCAACTTATTCCTACGTTCGTTTATCTCTCATGCATATCAACATATCAAGAGTGAAAACCTAACACATAAAGAAGTAGTGGAACATAACCAAGAAGAGGGAGGGGAGTACCTTCAAAGAATATTACGTTGTTGTTATCCGGCTGATTCATCTCAGATAGAGAATCTAATCGATCAAGTTACTGATGATTTGTACATGGCTTCAGCAGTTAAAGAAGCCATTAAGCTAGCTGGAATCGAAGGAAACATTGTACTAGAGGAGCACGACCAACCTAACACTATAGTGGAGTTACAGTTTGGATATAACTTCAAGCTATATCCATTCAAAGGATTAATTCCTGCTTTTGGTACATGGACAAGAACCAATGCAAAAGTGTTGCTTGTTGATGGTATGGTTGAAAAGGTTTCTGAACTTGATAAGGTGTTGAGTAAAAGTTTCGAAACCAAAATGCCTTTGGTGTTTGTTGCTCAAGGATTTTCTGAGGAAGTTATTGCAACCATTCATGCAAACAATACCAGAGGTAGCTTTGATATCATGCCTATACGGTTAGAGCAATCATTGGAAGCACTGAATATGCTTAATGATATCGCTGTGGTATCTGGATGTGATGTTGTGTCTACTCTTAAGGGCGAGCTATTAACTTACATAAACTATGATGATCTTCCAGTTGTAGACAAAGTATCTCTCACCGAAAAAATTCTTACCATTCACAACAACAAAACAAGAGGAAATGTTATTGCTCATTTAAACTATCTTGATACAAGACGAAAAGACCAAGCAGACAGCACTAAAATTTCTGACCTTACAGACTTAACAACCAAACGCATTCAAAACCTACTTGCTCACATTGTCAAGATAAGCATCCCCAGAACCTCTGCAAACCGTTTTAAAGCCTGTGTAGACAACGCAATCAGGGCTTGTAGGACTGCCTATACCTACGGCTTCTGCAAGCCATTAGAAATCGATTTAAAGGGCTTGTCAAAGGATTGGCAAAATGCTCACAGCCGTATGAATAAAAACAACAATCCAGTGTCAAGTATTGGACTGTATCTTGCAGCGATGTATGGAGCTAGTTTGGCTGGGAGTTACTTTACAGCTTCTGGAGTAATTATCTCAGATGCTTAGAACGGTTTGTGCTAGTTGATTATATGTTTCGTTCGAAACATAAAGACGCATTGCAGGAACGCTTTCACAAAGATCTTTAAGGCCACGCATTGGTAGGTTTGAAAGTTCTGTTGCAAGTGTTTTTACAACAGGATCAACGTTACCTTCCATAAGCTTGTATGCTTGTGACTTCTTGATACAGAACTCTAAAAGTTGAGTTGCATCTTTTTTGTATACTGAATGCAAAGACTTGTTTGCAGCTACTTTTTGTGACATTAGTTTAACTGCTTCATTAACACACTTGTTTAATGATTCACAAACAAAAGTGTAGTTTATCATTGCAGCTTTGATGGCCGTTGGTTGTGCTTTACCTTCCAGAAGAACACTTGAGTTTTGTTGTACAAACATATACAAGGTTGGTACGTGTTTTTTGAAACGATTGGCAACTTCTTCTAGTTGCTCAATTTTTTCTGCGGCGTTTACAGCTTCAGAGCTTTCCTTGAGAAATACATCAAAAGGATATACACCTTTTTCTAAAAGGCTTAGACGTGCTTCCATGAGACGGTTGGATTCGTGATTGGTAAAAGCTTGTTTAAATGTGGCCATGATAACTCCAGAGTTTGGTTATAAGTAGCTACTTTTGAACAAAACCATTTCAAAATCTTAACTGTGTGATATACTGGTACAAGTTATGCAAATAAAGCAGAAAAACCCGATATCATTTGACGAGCTTATTGAACTGGATAAGCAGCGTCAAGCTGAAGAAAAGATTGCTGCTGTTAAATCTCCTGCCCGAGAGAAAACTCTAAAGGAGAAAGAGCAAGATCCTAACAATGAAAAGGATTATCGTGACAAGTATTATTTGCCTGTTCTAAATATTAATCAAGCGCAAGAATGGCAAAGTAAACCGTTAAACGAGCGAAAACACTTTACGGATGAAGTGGCAATTGCTACCTGTCTTGGAAACTGTTGTGGTGTACCCGGTCTTAAAGGTGCATGTTGTCACTTAGATCCAATTGATCTTGAGCACGTTCTTGGTCCTGTTGATGAAGATTGGATTAAAGATATCGTTAAATGGTTTAGAAAAAAGGGTTTGAACTATTCACGACAAGATATTGTTGTTGATTATGAAGAAGGAGTTGTTATTGGTGATACCTTGTTTAAAGATGCACCAAACAACCAAGTCTTCAAAGACAAAAAAGCTTATCCATTTTTAAGATTCCAAGTAATTGGTCCAAGATATATTTGCAAATTCATGAATCCAACAACATACAAGTGTCAGATTTATGAAGCTAGGCCGAATATGTGCCGCACCTACTACTGCCAATATATTGTATCAAACTTCCTAGTAAAGACCAAAGAACACCCAAATCGCTGGCAGAAACTGAGGTAGTTTGTAAAACGCCCCCTCTCTACTATTAGTGGGGGGTGGGTTTAGAAAAAATATACGCATGAAAGAGCAATAATATGAGAACGTGGAAAGACGCAGATGGAAAAGAAATAAACGATGAAGCATTTTATGCTTGGGTTAGCTCTTCAAAAAACAAGCTTGAAAGAGATTCAGAGCTTATTGTTGGAGTTGATTCTCATTTGCACGGTTGGACATATCGGTTTATTACTGTGGTTTGTCTTTATCGTAAGGGTAGAGGTGGATTTTACTACTACCACGTTTCCGAGCAAGCACGCAAAGAGTTCAAGGGTACTTACCCAGTAAGAGTTAAAGCTAGAATGTTTCATGAAATAACTTTGGCTATTGAACTCGCTACTGAGATTTTAGAAACAACTGGATTAACACCAGTTGTACATTTAGATGCATCACCTTCTAATGCTGGTGAACTAACTTCTATGTTTTCTGATCAATTAAAAGGTTATGTTGCAGCATCAGGTTTCGAGGCTGTTCTTAAACCTTGGAGCTTTGTTGCTTCTGGTGTCGCAAATAAGCACACAAAATAATGATACATTGTTGGACATATGAAAAAACAATATAGCAACGGAGACATTCTATGAGTGAGCAAAGAGCAAAGCTTGATACCATAATTGAACGTGAAGTTCATCGTTTGGTTAAATCTATTTCTGAAGGTGTATATGACAGCGTTCAATTGTATGCACGCAAAAACAATCTGCCTGTTGAACCCGAAGTTCTAACGCATATTCTTAAAACTGTGCAAATCGTTATTAGCGAATACGAACTTAAGAACATCGATTCATTTCATAACAACATCAAGCGTCAACTGGATGATTATGTTGGTGATGAGAACCCTGCTCCAGCATTGGTGGAGGCTTCAGTTCCCAATTCAAAAAAAATAAAAGCGGCAGCATCGGTCTGATATTGTTTACATTTCTTTTTATCTGGGTTGTTTACTGCCGCTATGCTTGAATCTATTAAACACCTAATAACTTGCAACTGTATTCTTCGTCAGTATGAAGAAGTAGACCCACCGGTTTTTCATAAATTCGTTGTATTTTCTGTTATCAGCTCAAATGGCAGCATTAAACCATCATATGCAAAATGCAACAACTGCGGTGCAATCCACAAAGTAATAGAAGTTGGATCGTCACAACGAATCAAAAAAGAAGACAGTCACTTGGTTCCAGATATAGAAGAAATCAAATCCAGTCTGCCAGAAAAACTTATTGCCTTATTGGTTAAATACGATTTAGATACTCCAACATGGCAACATATCAAGTTCAACTACGAGAATGAAAAATGGGATCGGCCTGTGATTTTACATAAAGAAAATCAAGGTGAAGAATCCCAAGGAAAGTATTTGCTGATGGCTGGTAAAACACTTTGGAAGATTGAAAGCTTTTCAACGGAGGATGTATGAGTAAGTTTGTTGATATGTTGACAGATGAAACAGAAGTGATTCAAGATGAAGCTTATGTTGTTCCAAACTATGTTGAAACAAAGCTTTCAAAGGAAAAACGTTTGCAATGCCGTGGAATCGTAAAAACAATCAACGACTATGGTGTGTCTCAACGTATGAAACTATTTCTCATTTATCTTTTAGCACTTGAACTAGAAAATCGTGATTCAATGCTAAAGATTGCCAAGGTTGTTGGCGAGTGTAAAGACACAATCGAAGACAGCAAACTTATTGTTGCAGATAAAGAGCCAGCTAAGAAACTTATTCTTGGCTAAAGAACAAACGGAAGCTTTGATCCATTTGATTCCCATTCTGATATAAGAGTAGCAATCACATTCAAACTTAGTATACCTGTTGGTAGTTGATGCCTGATAGCATACGCATCACAAGCTGTTTGACTTTTTGCTCCCCATTTTCCATCAACCTTTACTCCTAAAAGATATTGAACTACACGTACTTGTGCTGTATGCACAACACTCTCCCAATCCTTTACGCTCTTGTCTGGATTAGCTTGAGTAACTGGACCTTTATATCCAGCAAGACACAACTCTTTAAACCAAGATATATCATTTTGCCAAAATACTTGACCTGTTTTGTTATACCTTGTCATCACAAGGTTAGGAACACTTGGAACAAATCTTTCAAGCCATTCTGAATAGAAGTGTGATGGGTCTGTATAACCACGGTAATATACAACTTCTGCATCTCCAGAAGCTACATGACCAGCAGCTTGCCACCAAGGAGCACTTCTTCCTTTGTGTCGTTTGTAGTTGTAAGCATAATCCTTGTTGATTTTCCAGCCTCCCATATTATAACCTTTCCAACTTCTACCCCATCCAGTTTCCACAATGCTATTGCCTATAACCCAAAAGATTTGTTCTGTTGTTAGACCAGAGCTGCATTTATGCAAAGCTTTGTAAGACGTTAAGATAAACACGATACTTTTGGTAATATCGTCAAGTTTTTTATAACCTTCTGGTTGATCGTTGTTTTTGATTTCTGTGGCTGGATCTAGCCATGACGGTGTTTGCATTTGTTATTTCTCCACGGCCACGAGGCGTTTGTCTTGGCCGTTTTCTTTGATAATAACTACTCCACTAAAGGAGTTGTGCGTATAATTCTCGGTATATACACCACCAATAATTTGTCTGTCTAACTTTGTTTGCTTGTTGCCGGATGGATCTTCAAAGTGAACAAAATGACTTATTACCTCTTGATAATAACCATCTTTACGTTTGTGATAACTTTTTTCAATACTAGGCCATATCTTCATGTTTATAACTCCTATTGGTTATAGAGTAATATGTATAGTGTGTAGCATTTTGTTACTGGAACACAACATATGATTCTTTTGCAGCGTATCTTATTCGAAGACATAGAAACCAAAGGTTCAACATATGAAACACAAGTTATTGATTCTTTGGCTGCTTCTGGTTTAGCTTTTGGTGATGGGGGCGTGGCAGGTTCCAATCGATATACAGAAGACGCAGCATTCACTCTACATGATAGTGATGGTAACGAAATTGGTCCATTTAAGCTTGAGTTGAAAAAAGACTTTAAAGCTCAACTTGGAGGTAGCAGTTGGGATATATCTGATCCAAAAAATGTAAGATTTCTTGCCAGTGTAGGTTCAAGCCGAGCAATGGTAAAAGCCCATGATGAAATGAAAGAAGTTTTGGAACAAGCTCTTGGCACAGGTGGTATTTTAAAACGTTTACGTAGATTTTTAAAGAATTTCAAAGCTGGAACACATGAAATAAATGGCAGAACATTTAAAGAAACCAAACAAGGCGAGGCTTATAATCTTGCTGGAGATGGTTTAAAGTGTACTCGTCTTGCTTGGGCAGCAGCACAAGCAAACAATCTTTTATTCAACTATGATGTTGTTGCTCACTCAAAGTTTATGACAACGTTATACAGTCAGAAAACTACATACTATGCACAAATCGGTGGCAAAGAAAACGACCATCGTGGATTGTATATTCTTGGACATGATCCTGCAAACCTTGCAGCTATAGGAGTTCCAAGACTATCAAGTCTTGCAGCAAAAAATAAGTTTTTCATTGAAATGAGATCAACGCCGGGAGGCAGCGGAACATATCTTTATGTTCGCATACGTTGTCAAGGAAGGTTGATTGTAACAACTCCAGTACCCAAAGATTATTCTCCATTCACTCTAGATACACCAGAAGGTGCAAAACACTTCGCTCAAACTTATATGGAACAATTACCACCAAGAAGAGCTTATCTTCAAAAAGAAAGCGTCGAAACAAATAAAGCTTTTGAAGATGTTGAGATTATTAGCATGAATCCTTCAGAAGAACCGTTAGAAGATGGCACGGAAGCTTTTACCCCAGATAATATCAACCTTGGTTGGTTAGCTCAAGGCGGATATACTCCAATCACTTAATCAATAAATCGATAGGTCTTGATACCCATAAACCATATGCCTTGCCAGACGTTTTTAAAGCCCTTACAGTGGCAGGGCCGGGAACACCATCACAATCCTTGTCAGCAAACCCCAAAGCCTTCTGACGAGCCTTCCAGACCGCTTTATCGTCGTCTCCATCAAAGGCATAGGTTTCATATCCAGCAGCTTTCAAAGCAGCAGGAAGCCATGGACCACAATCCCCATACCCTCTGTTTGTGGTTTGATGAGAGTGGGAATAAATACCAATCACATCTTTACCACTGTTCGGACCAGCAATACGTTTTACAATTCCTTTTGGAGAACAATTGTTTTTCATATCCCATGGAATCTGACGCTGAATACCAAGTTTAGCTGTTAGAAAGTCAATAAACTCCACAGCTTTGTCAATCTGACCTTCGTAGAGATCTCCATTGTCATGTTGGACTAGTTCAAAGCCGCAGGTATAACCGTTAACGCTTGTTGCTTGCCATGTATATGATTTCAACGGATCATTTTGGATAAGCCATTCACCGTTCATGTCACAGGTAAAGTCCCATGAGACTTCACGGGTTGTGTTCACTTGATACTTTGCTTGAGCAATATCGATGCTTGTATCTGGACCTAAACCTGGAAGAAGCTTGCCAAGTTTGCCATGGATGGTATGACATACGATACCACGAACCCATGTGTTGCGTTGGCTTTTGTGTGATACTTCTTTTAGACCAAGAGCTTGTGCTTCTGGATCTTTCCAAGATACGGTTTTGACACCGGGAATTTGAATCAGTTGTTCATTTAGGATTATAGACATAAGAAAACCTCCTGCCAGATAACTAGCAGGAGGTTTACATTTAGTTTAGGTTATAAGAATCAGGTACCTGAGAGAAGACCTGCGATAGAACCGCTTGCTCCAATAACAAGAAAGTTTGCGCCGTCTGATACAAGTGCTACTGATGCATTGCCAACTGTTGCTGAACCGAATGGAGCAGCGACTGGGAAGGTAAGAGCTGAACCACGAGCTGTGTTTGATCCGCTGGCAAGAGCAGCAAAAACTCTTGTTCCGTTTGCTTCTTGTGAGCCGGTGAGGACGTGGGCGTGATTGCTGATTGAGCGAACCACGAACATTGAGCCGGGGCAGCTAGCTGCGGTTGGCATTACAAACGTTAAAGGTGAACCAGAGCCACCGCTGCCGGAAATGGTGATAACACCAGCTTGTGACAAACTGATTGTTCCTGCTGTTGACAAAGCTACTACTTGGGTCTTGAGGCCACCGACAGTTATTGTGCCTGCTGTTGTTGATCCTGCTGCATCAATTGTTGAAACTACGCCTAGTGTGGAATCGATTGTTGTTGAAATTGACATGTTTAAATCCTCCTATACCTTTTCTTTAGGTTTGTGAATAAATATAGCGTTTTCTAGAAAAAACCGATTAAGTTCCTCCCAAGCCACTTATTTGACTGTTACCAGTATTGATTTTACCTACAACAGTATTTCCAAATGTTCTCCAAGCCACAATGCCAACAACAGCAATCAACATGAGAATAATCACATATTCAATTGTTGAAAGACCTTCGTTGTTCTTTATTAATTTTTTCACTTGAACTCATCCTTTTTCCGATGTTTTTCATGCCACAACTGCAATAAGGAATATACTTATAACGTATGAACATGAAAAAATCTGGTATTTATAAGATAACAAACAAATTCAATGGTCGTATATACATAGGCAGTACGATTGACTTTATGAAGCGGTGGGCAGCGCATCAATCTGACTTATTTCACAATCGTCATACTAATCAATATATGCAAAACGACTACAACGTTTGCAAGAAAAAATACGGGGAAGAACCACTAACATATGAGATTCTAGAGATGGTTTCAAAAAGTGAGTTATTGATTAGAGAGCAACATTATTTAAATCTTTTTTTTGACAGTAAAGATCAATGTTATAACATTTGCGAAAAGGCTGGTAATACGCTTGGTTATAAACCTTCAGAAAAAACAAAAGCTTTATGGATGGAGCAGAGAAGAGGTAAAGATATGTCAAAAGCAACAAAGGCTTCTGTTGCTGCAAGAATAGGAAAACCAAGATCTGAAGAAACAAAGGAAAAAATAAGATCCGCACATCTAGGAAAAAAATTGTCAGAGATAACAAAAAACAAACTAAGAAAACCAAAAACCATAGAGCATATACAAAAGTTGATTGAAGCAAAAAGAGACATAGCTGATACAACTAAAGAAAAATTAAGACAAGCCAAATTAGGAAAAAAAGCAACAGATGCAACAAAAGAAAAAATGAGTCTTGCCAGAAATGGGGAAAAGAATCCAAATTTTGGAAAAGCTATGTCAGAAGAACAAAAACAACTGATCAGTGAAACTAAAACAAGAAACCGTTATGGTGATAAAACTTTTATTTTTAAGTTTGATGACAAAATAATAAAAGTAAAAGCAATTGATCTTACAAGATTTATGTTGGAGAACAACTTTGAAAGAAGCGGTTTTTATAGACTTTTATCTGGAAAGTTAAAAACTTATAAAGGTTGGGGAGTAGAAGTGGAGGATACAGACTGTTGAAAGTCCTTTGGTATCTTTGATTAACTTGTTCATAAAAGCCTCAACTTATAAGTAAAAGGCTATTGTTGATTTACTTACGAAGAAATGGTGTAGCAGACAAAGTTTTTACTGGCATAGGCATGATTTGCAAATATTCTTTGCCTTTTTCAACACTCCATCCAGATTCTGTTAAATGATTAGCTAACGCTTCTATAACCTCGAAACGACAAGATCTCACAGGAAATAAAAATGGAAACCGTGAGTTATGCACTCTTGCGTTAGCTTTTAAAAAATATTGCAACCGTTGTAACTCGGTATCGATTTCAATTTGAATAGCACTTTGAATGCTATCAAGGTATTCTTTACCCGTCAACATGACAAAACCTCTCAGATGCAGGTTAGATGTTGCATCCTACTATAAATAGTGTTGTTTTTGCAAAACACCTTATTTTATAGTATTTGACGTTGGAGATGTTGTAGAAGAAGACTCTTCGTTTGTTTTTGTTTCACTCCAACGTCTTCCAAAATAAAGAGCCATAAGTGGGGTTAAAAACCCAGTGGTTATCGATACATCAAAATCTTTAACGTGAGGAATTTTAAAGACCGACAAACCAAACCAAACCAAAGAAACAATGAAAGCTGTGTATACCATTGTAAAACTTAAACTTGATTTTTCATCACTGTTTTTGAGAAGTAGTGCCATGAGAACGATCCTCCTATCTGGTAAGTAGGATAATACCAGAAACACCAAACCCTAAAAGAACACCGCCCAAACCAAATCCAACATCAGTCCAAAAATTGTTACGTCGTAATGTGTCAATGGTTCTTTGTGCATCTCTCAAAGATATATCACGAGCATTTATTTGGCTTTGATATCCACCAACCATGGAACTAAAATCTACTTGCAATCTTTCGATATCTCTTCGAGCTGTGGCGCTTAAAGTTCGTAGTCTCTCTTGTTCGTCATTTCTAACGTGAAGCGCAACAGCTGTTGCAGCAGTACCAATATGAGCAATTGCTTGATCGTTTATACAAAGACCATTCCACGGTCCTCTAACATATGGTCTAACTGGATTTTGAGCAGACATATCGTAAATGTAGATTTGTTCTGCCCCAGCCGAGCGAGCTTGGTCTGTATTTAACATGTTTCGAATAGTTAATGGTGTTGGTTCTGGAGAAGATCGGTAGTTGTATGGTGACATATTAACTTGTGTTAAATCAGATATTGTTGGTTGAGAATTAACTGTAACTCCTCCAGCCTTTGTACAAGCTATCGACATTAGCAACAAACAAGAAACAAGTTTTATTTTCATTGTTCTGGTTCCCATGGTTGTCTAACATCTGAAACAGGCATCACAGGAATCCCAAACAACTCATTGATTGATTGTGCCATAACAACAGGATTGTTTTGGTATTGTCTGATTAATCTTTTGATTTCTTCTGCACGAACAAAAGTAATACGTATTGTTTCGTCTGCATGATCTTTTTTGATACGATCAATCAAAGTTTGAAAATCAGATTCAATCTTGCGTCGTGTTGCAATTTCTGATTGTATTTGCTGGTTTAGTCTATCGATGTTTTCTATGTGCTCTATACGACTACGTTCTCTTTTTGATGCTAGCTCATTGATCAAATCGTTTTTCTTTTTAACAAAAAAAACCAGATAAGCCAAAACAGCAAGAAATAATACTTCTTTCGAATAAAGCTTGAAGAACGACAAAACTTTTGCTAGAAATGTTTTGATCTTAAGAAGAGTTAGTTCCATTTCTTATTACCTTTTTCTGCGACAGTGTTAGATTCTGGTTCTTCTTCGCCTTCACGGTATTCAGAAAATTTTACGTTGTTTAAAAGTTCTTCGTGAGCAAGACTCAAACACACAAAACACGCAACAACTTGCTTAATGTCTCTTAATATAGATCGATCTAAAAGCATATCTTTTTGAATAGATATAATGCTGCGTTCTATAGTTTTAAGTCTGTCCAGCAAAACTTTGTTTTCAAACTCTTTCAAGTTGGCAAACAGTTCGTTTATATCGATACTTTCGTTTGCAATAATTTTTGGAGAAGCTTCATCTTCTGATGACTCACTCTTTTTCTTTTTATTGTTTGCCACGACTTTATTCCTTTTTGTTTTTTAGTGGGTCATTTTCTCCTAACGCTGCATAAATCGCTTTAGGATTTGTAAACACCAATCGTCTTCTTTTGTTTGCAAACTTTTCAGTTTTTGCCGTTTCTAAAATGCTTTTGATTCTTAGGTCTTTATTTTCCATCATCACAATAATTTGTGAAAATAGCTCTTGTAAAGATACACCGTGCTCAAATAACATTTTACGACACGCAACCAAAGAAGCTTTTGGTAAGGCCAACCAAAGACCTATCCTTGCACGTTCTTCAAACTCTGTAATCAATCCTCAACCTCCTCCACCAGAAGGAACACCGCCTCCACTATCTGGTCCGGCATTTGCTTGGACTGGAGCAGGTGGGTATTCAGCTTGAACTTGTGTTTTAGTTTTTGGTGTTAAATCAAAATCACGTTCAAGAATGCTCATAAGCTCTTTGGCCAAACGTGGTGAATAGTTTTTAGCAATGTAATACATGGCACGATTTAGTATGATCGTTTTGGGATCTACTAATGTTTGATAGTTGCTTACCAAACGGGCAACACCTACAGCGAACTTACGAATTTTAATCTTTGGTACAGGAGCAACGGGAGCTTCAGCACCGGGTTCTGGTGTTTCTTCTCCACCGGAATCATCACCACCAGCGTCATCTCCTCCTGCATCGTCTGGTGGAGCTGCTCCAGCGTCAGGTGCGTCTTGCTCAAACAGCCAACGATAAAGAGCTTTTTCTTTGCGACGTTCTGTCAGTGGAACAGGTTGCTCTGCTGCCTTTTGTCTTGCTTCTGGACTTAGCTTGTCTTCGTCAGCACCATCCAAAGGAACAGCTTCCTTTTCATATTGCATCAGATATGCATCAACTTTTTGATCAACTGATGCATCTTTTTCTGTCATTGAATCAGAAACATTTGGAGTTGACAACAAACGTTCTTGTGGAGGAATGTATGGTGGTCCTTTGCTTTCTTCGTCTTGTTCACGAACAAGTTTGAACTCATTTAATCTTTGACGTTTTTGATAAAGCATCAGCGTGCTCCTAAAACTTCTACTGGTGGCATCACTTCTGGAAGAGCAACCGTTTTTTCTTTTTCATTTGATATAACTGGTTGAATAGCATACAACTGATTGAGCTTTGCCATTTCTGCTGCAAGCATCCTTATTTCAACAACGTTCCAGTTAATCTCACGCATTGACTTGTTAAGATATTCCATCTTCTCGCCGGGATAATCATAAAACCATGCATGATGCCATGTGTCTATTATCAGCACAGGAATACACATCAATGGTAAATTAACTGTATGACCTTCTATAAAACAGTTAAAATATTGTTGTTTGAATGGATCGTAATAACAGATTGCCCAACCTTCTCTTGCAGACATACCACATGCACGAAAGTCTAGCTGCCATTGATCGAAAGTACCCCAATCACGGCTTAGTCTCATGAACGGAATAGAGTCAGCACGAATCTCACTGTTCATATCTCCAGAGTTAGTAAAATACAACTCATGAAGCTTTACACCGTTCATGTTATGAACTTCGTCTTGCTTTAGTCTACGATATTCACTATCGTTATTGTTGTCTGCATCCGTTCTTGGAACTGTATCAAGCTTGCTGGAGATTTTGTTGAAGCTATCAACGTATCTCTTATAAAGCTTTTCATGGTTTTCTTTTGTGGTAGGAGACTGTACGTCGCCTTTCATAACAAAAGCTCTGGGCATAATGATAACAGCTTCTTTCAAAAGCTTTTTACCAGCAGCAACAGCTTGTTTGATAACAGGCTTTTCTAATACACCGCTGTTACCCAAAACATTACCAACAGCTTCTTGAATAACTTTTTGCAAACGTTCTTTGTCTAATATTTTTGTGGTCATATCAATATACCTTTATTCATAAGTATAGAACTTATGTCGTTATCTTGCTTTCCATTCTATCTTCTTGTGGAAACGTTGAATCCCAATCGTCTTCTGGACTATCAACATCTAAATCCATTGTGTCAACTATATTCAGAAAACCATTGTCTTGTGCAGCAACACTCGTTCTGGAAACTCTTCTTGGGTCATCTCCCAGTGTTGGAATAGCACTTTGAGCACTTGGCCCTGTTTCAAAGAGTAATTTATATAGCTTCATAACATTAAGTATCTCTTCCTTTCTTCTCTTGGTTATCTTCCACAAAGCAAACATAATCTTTTACTTTTCTTTATTGCTTTGTTATTTTCTTATAGAAAGGTTGAAAGATATATGCCTGTTGATGTAGTGTTGGGGCTATCCTGGGGGGATGAAGGTAAAGGTAAAGTAGTAGACTATCTTGCCAAGGATTATGATTATGTTGTACGATTTCATGGAGGTAACAACGCTGGACACACACTAGTTGTGAATGGGCATCGTACTGCTGTTCATGCTCTTCCATCTGGGGTTCTTCATCCACATGTTGTCAACGTTATTGGAAATGGTTGTGTTGTTGATCCTTTGCAACTTGTACAAGAAATCGAAGAACATGGAGGACCAACGGCACTAAAAGGTCGTTTGTTTGTTTCTCACGCTGCACACTTAATCACTCCAAGAGCGATTAAAGAAGATCAAGAAACCGGATATATTGTAGGAACTACTGGCAGAGGTATTGGCCCTACCTATGCTGCTAAAATGCATCGCTCAGGTCTTCGCATGGAAGATATTCTAAAAGGCGATATTGAAACTTGTGACACGTTTCGTGAAGTCTGTGGGATTATTAGTCCATTTATTTGTGATACCCAAGACTTGCTTCGCACTGCTCAGGCAAGCGGCGCTAATATTCTGCTAGAAGGCGCACAAGGCACAATGCTGGACATTGATCATGGAACATATCCATTTGTTACAAGTTCAAACTGTACGATTGGTGCAGCACTGACAGGAACAGGTTTAAACCATAAAGCTTTGCGTAAAGTGATTGGCGTGGTGAAAGCTTACAGTACAAGAGTAGGAGCAGGGCCATTTCCAACAGAGCAAAACAATGATGTTGGGAACAAACTAAGAATAATTGGTGGTGAATATGGAACAACCACAGGAAGAAACCGTCGTTGTGGATGGCTGGATCTTGTTGAGCTTCGTTACGCTTGTAAGCTTAACGGTGTAGATGATATCGTAATCACCAAGCTTGATGTTTTGGATAACTTCGAAAAAATTCCAATGCGTGTTACCAATCTAGACTATTACAGCAATATTGGCTGGAATGCTACCACAAAAGGTTTGCGTGACAAAGCCAAGCTTCCAGAAAACGCTTTGAAATACATTGACGGAATCGCAAAGAATCTTAAAGTAAACGTTTCTCACATTTCAACATCACCAGAACGAGAGGATATGATTGTTCTATGAAAATACAAGTGCAAGCACATTATTGGCATAAGATTGTAGAGTATTACACAAACATTTTGAACGACAAGTTTTATGGCCAACTTTATACACCAACAACGCAACACTTTATGCGTCAAACATTTGATTATGAAATCAGAAAAGCACAAACAAGGGAAACTCACCCTGCTTGGCACGTTCCCCTGCAACTTCATTTCGAGCCTTTGTCAAATCGATTCTTTATCGAAGCCGCAGATCCAGCCACAATCCAAATAACATAAAGAATCGTATAGCATATGTCTGTAAAAGCTTCGATCGATCGTGCCAAATTAATTCTTGACATATACCGTACTCACAACAGCAACAATGGCAACAGTTTTTCTCATGTCAGAGATTTAATGATTGATTTATTGCATTACATCGACAACACCGATCAAGGCGCTGCATCATATCAACTACTCGAAATCGTTAGCGAAATCTTTTCAGAAGAAAAAGTCGAACACTTCGACTTTCACGAAAACCCCTAAAAATCAAGCCTTTTGAATGAAAATCAGAATATTCCTTAGAATATCTGCTATGTTTGGTATTCTTAGAGCACGAAGACGATGAACAAAGAAACTCTCAAGCAAATTCTTGTTCTGCACCTTCTCTATCTTTCCTCGAAAGGAAAAGAAGGAAAATATGCAAACCTCGAAGGTGCAAACCTCCAAGATGCAAACCTCAAAAATGCGGTCCTCGGTGGTGCAAACCTCTATGGTGCAAACCTCTATGGTGCAAACCTCGGTGGTGCAAACCTCTATGGTGCAAACCTCTATGGTGCAGACCTCGAAGGTGCAGACCTCGAAAATGCAGACCTCAAAGGTGCATCCCTCTACAGGGCAAACCTCACAGGTGCAGACCTCATAAGTGCAAACCTCGAAAATGCAAACCTCTCAGGTGCAAACCTCAAAGGTGCATACCTCTACAGGGCAAACCTCACAGGTGCAAACCTCGAAAATGCAAACCTCGA